ATAGCGGTGCTTTAAGGCTCTGGACTGGCGCTGGTGAAATAACATACGACAGTGAGGTTTACACAGGTTCAGGAAGATTGCTTGAAATGACAACAATAACCGAGACGCAGAGTGTAAAGGCGTCAGGTGTTAATTTTAGATTATCAGGCGTAAATGGTGACTTAATTAGTTTAGCTTTAACAGAGGACTATAACGGACGAGATGCGAATGTGTGGCTTGGTGCTATTGAAAACGGCTCACTTGTTACCAGTCCTTATCTTGTTTTTAAGGGCAAAATGGACGTCATGGAGTTCGATGAAGGTGGAGAAGATTCACAGATCACGCTTAGCGCAGAAAACGAGCTTATTAGTCTGCAAAGAGCGCGTAAAAGGCTATACACACCGCAAGATCAAGCAATAAACTACCCTAATGACAAAGGGTTTGATTTTGTTGTAACTCTTCAAGATAAAGAATTAAGGTGGGGGCGATGAAAAAGGAAAACTGGCACGTAGAATTTAATCAGCTTTTAAAAAAATGCAGAAACAAGCTCTTTCGCACAGGCGTTTATGATTGTGCGCTTTTTATGAGTGATGCTGTGTTGATTATGACCGATAAAGACCCAGCAGAAACATTTAGAGGTAATTATACAACAGATGAACAGGCAAACGCACTGTTAGAAGATTACGCAGGGGGAGGTCTTTTGGAAGCGTGGCAAAAGTTTGCAAGCGAAAATGGTCATGAGGAAATTAGCCCTAATTTTGCACAGCGCGGTGATGTTGTGTACTGGGAGAACGACAAAGGCCATCTAATGGGCGTTGTATCCTTGTCTGGGCGTACATTCTTAACAGCTACCAATAAAGGCATGTTAGAGGTTCCTATTTCAAAAGCCAGCAAGGCTTGGAGGATTTAATGGCGATTGGTGCAGCACTTATAGGATCTATTGTAGCGGGCGCGGGTGCTTATTCTGTTGGCTTCTTAGGTTTGACAGGTTTAGCTGCGGGTTTTGCTGCTGGTGCTGTTTCTTTTGGCTTAACTCTTATCGGTGGCGGTTTGTCGAAGCCTAAAGCACCTAGTTTTGATTTTTCGCAAAATGCTAGCGGTTTTTCGCAAACACTCAAGCAAGCCATTACATCGCGGAAAGTTGTATATGGTCAGCGTAGAATATCTGGCCCTTTAGTTTTTGCGGGGGCAACAAACAATAATAAATTCTTGCACCTTGTAATACCGATGGCCACTCACGAAGTAGAAGCAATAGACACGGTTTATTTTGATAATACTCCAATAACAAACGAAAATATTGCATCCAATGGCTTAATTAAATTTGGACGTTATGCAGGAAAAGTTGCGACAACAACCGTTCAGTCTATTGACCGTGTATCAAACCCGCAATGTTCTGTAAGGATAAACGGAACAACATACGCAAGCGCTGCAAGTGATTTTATAAGCACCTTAGAGGCATCCGATGACTATGGTACGCTTTTTACTGCAAGTCTGGAAAAAACATACACACAGACACCGCCGGGTGGAAGTCAGCAACCTAAAACATATTATACATTTAAAATAAAGGCTGTAAGTTCAACAACCACACTAAATGTAACAGCGCAAAATTCAACAACATTTATTACAGATAATCAAAGCGGCAGCTCCTTTGTAAAAATTAAAAAATACTTAGGAACTGCAACACAGGTTGCGGATAGTGACCTTGTATCAGAAGTAAGTGACTGGACAACAGACCATAAATTATCTGGCGTTGCATATTTATATGTACGGCTACAATATGACCGTGAATTGTTTCCTAATGGCATTCCTAACATATCAGCGGATATAAAGGGTAAAAAAGTTTATGATCCAAGAGACGCAACAACAAAATGGACACCTAACACAGCTCTGTGTATTCGTGATTATCTTTCTGATGATTTTTATGGCTTAAACGCTGATAGTTTTGACGATTCATTTAATTCAGCCGCAAATTCGTGTGATGAGTTTGTAGCAGTAGAAGATGTTAACAGCACAGTATCAACAGTTGATGAAGAAAATGACTGGATTATAAGCACAGATACGCGCTTACCATTTCAAATGGGTGATAGAGTACAGATCGCATCGTCCGGAAGTGTTCCAAGTGGCTTATCCGCTAGCACTGATTATTATGTCATACCTTATGCAACATACAACGATGACAAAAGGGCGGGAACAGGGCCTACATATAGACTGGCCACGTCTTATGCTAATGCTTTGGCTGGAACATATATAGACATAACAAGTGCAGGAAGTGGTGCTATTACAGTTACTAAAAAGGCTGAGCCGCGTTACACTTGTAATGGCGTGATAGATACGGAAACTACACCTGCCCAAGTTTTAAGTGACATGGTTTCTTCTATGGCTGGGCGCGTAACTTACATTGGTGGCGTTTGGAGGGCTATAGCGGGTGTGTGGAATGCTCCGACAATAGGATTTGACCCAGATGACCTTGTAGATAGCATAAAGGCACAGACGAAGCGTTCACGGCGTGAAAAATATAACTCCGTTAAGGGTGTATATGTATCGCCATTAAACGACTCACAACCGACTGATTACCCTGTTGTTTCAAAATCAACGTTCGTAACGGAAGACAAAAGTATTGAAGTTTTTGAAGATCTGGATTTGCCATTTACATCACGAGCATCCACAGCACAACGCATTGCTCTGATTGCCCTGCAAAGACATAGGCGTGAAATTACATGCTCAATAACCACAAATTTGTCAGGTATGCGCGTTCAGGCTGGTGATGTGATAGAATTTACTTATGAAAGGTTTGGATGGGAAAATAAAACCTTTGAAGTAATAGACTGGTCTTTAAGTTCTATAGATGGTGCAATGGTTTGTCAGTTAGCTTTGCAGGAAATAGATGAGAATGTGTTTGATTTTACATCTAGCGTCGATGAGACGAATGTAGAGCCTGCCGTTACCACAACACTACCCGACGTAACTGATATAGGTTCTGTGTCTAATCTTACGATTGAAAGCGGAACAGATCAGCTTTTTATTAAAAAAGACGGTACTGTTGTTACACGGATTAAAGTGTCATTTGACGCAGCAGACGGGTTTGTTAAAAATTATGAGGTGCAGTTTAGAACAAGCACTCAAACAGAATGGCAGCCGTCTATTATTCTCCCGCCTGACAAATTATTTGCATTCATTTGGGATGTTAACGACAATGATGATTATGACGTGAGAGTAAGAGCTGTTAATACGTTTGATTTCCCAAGCGAATGGGTTAATGAATTTAATCATGACGTGATCGGCAAGACCGCTTTACCGTCTAATGTGAGTGAGTTTAGTGCGCAACAAAATGGAAATGTGGTACTATGCAGATGGCAACAAATTACAGATAAAGACCTTGCCGGATATGAGGTCAGATACATTAAAAAGCAATAGGTGAAGCATGGCAACAGGAACAATAATATTACCATTACCGGGCAAGTTTGATGACACGAATCCACCCGGTATAATATATACGAATAACGCGGCAAAGGTGTTGTTTGATGACACCACGCAGGAATATATGCAATGGGCTTTTCGTATGCCTGCAAACTATGCAAGTGCCCCGCTTTTGAAAGTTCAATATGCTATGGCATCAGCCACAACTGGCAATGTGGAATTTGAGTGCCAGATTATGGCTGTAAGCGATGGGGATTCGGCTAATATAGACACCGATTCCTATGACACGGCAAATTCAAACAGTGCGAGCGTTCCGGCTACGGCTGGCCATTTGGATGAAATTTCAATTACACTTAACAATGATGATTCCTTGGCGGCTAATGACTACATAAGGATTAAACTTTCAAGGGATGCAGACGATGCAACAAACGACACGGCCACAGGCGATGCTGAGGTTGTGGCGGTAACTTTGGAGTACACGACAACTTAATGGCTATTCAATTTATACCAGTATCTCCATCAGACGCATATAGGTCAGGCTTTAACACACAATATAGCTTAGGCTCAAACTTTACCTATGTTCTATGGATACGGCCAACGACGGACTTTAATACAAGCAGTGTAAGCGTTGCTTTTTCGGCAAATTCTAGCAATAGATTTATTACAATCGACTACATGGAAGATAATAAGTTTCAGGCAAGATATTTTAGCGATAATGGCGCTTATTCCGTTATTTCGCCAGCGACTACTTATGATAAATATGACGATATAATGATTGCCCTAACTTATGACGGCACAACATTTAAAATGTATGCAGGGACTTTTGGTTCTGACACAACTTTAGAAGGCAGTCTAACACGATCACATGATGGCTTAACTTCACCTTTTTTTAATTTGGGTTATAACGGTTATGGCGCAGGCTTGCGTCCTGTTGTTTTGGGGGAGTTTTCGCAGTTTGATAAAGCATTAAGCAAAAACAACATTGACCAGATGATAAGGGGATTAAACCCATTAAATTTAAACCCTACTGCTTATGTTCCGGCCCAATCTGTAACGTCAAGCTTATATGATGTGGTTAATTCAATTAAACTAAATCAGACCGCAACTGTATTGTCTTCTTATTTTTTTAGAAGCACGGCAGATTCAACATTTACAGCTCCTATTGGCTCAACGGATATGGATACTGATTTATACGGTGCAGGTGCAGGTGGCGGTGGCAGTGATGCTATACAAGGCGGTGGTGGCGGCGGTAGCGGTGCTAGAGTGCAAAAAAACTACACAAACAACGCTGGCACGGACTATGCTTATTCAATAGCATCGGGAGCAAGTGGCGGTGGGGCTGATACGTCAGGTAGTAATGCCCTTGATAGCACATTTGATACATTGACAGCAGGCGGCGGTCAGGGTGGTGGCTCTGGTTCTAGCGGGGGCGCAGGAGGCTCTGGTGGTACAGCTAGTGGCGGGGATACCAATACAAACGGCAATGACGGCCAAGACGGTGATGACGGAGGTAGTGGCGGCGGTAGCTTATACACTAGTTCAGTATATAATGAGGGTGGTGACGGCGCTGTTGTTTTAAATAGTTCTGGGAGGGGTGGCGATGGGGGTTTGTTATTAGTGAACGGAGACTATGATCGCGTTGTTGAGCATTTTCCTATTGAAGCGTATAATTATCCTTATATTACATCTGGAACATCTTCAAGCCCACCACCTGCAGGAACAACAGTGCCGCCATTATACTATAATCTAGAAAAGAGGCGAAAATGAGATACTTAAAACAATCCACAACGGCAACGGTTATACTTGGGCCATTTGTAGACAAAGATGATGGCGTGACACCAGAGACAGCTTTAACCCCAACTGTTCGTGTGAGTAAAAACGCCGGTGCATTTGCCAATAGATCAAGCGCATCTTCTATAGCACACATGGAAAACGGATATTATTCTGTTCCATTAAATGCAACAGATACAGGTACTTTAGGACGTGTAAGATTAACGGTAACCAGTTCTGCTAACCATTTGC